GTCTACACCTAATGGTGTTGGTAATTGGTTTCACAAAACTTGGTTAGATGCTCAAGATGGATTAAATAAATTCAGTACAATAAAATTACATTGGTCTGAACATCCAGAAAGAGATCAAGCTTGGAGAGATGAACAAAACAAGATATTAGGACCATCACAGGCTGCACAAGAATGTGATGCTGACTTCTTGAGTTCTGGTCGTTCAGTTGTGGATCCACGAATATTAGAATGGTATAAAGAAAATATGTGTTGTGAACCAAATGAAAAAAGTGGATTTGATAGAAATTTATGGATATGGGATTATCCAGATTATTCAAGAAATTATTTAATATGTGCCGATGTTGCTCGTGGAGATGGTACTGATTATAGTGCAGCACAAGTATTTGATATAGAAGAAATGGAACAAGTTGCCGAATATAAAGGGCAACTAGGTACAACAGAATTTGGTAACTTTCTCATAGAGTTAGCTACAAAATATAATGATGCTCTATTGGTAGTGGAAAATAACAACATAGGTTGGGCTACATTACAGACAATTATTGATAGAGGATATGAAAATTTATTTTATCAAGAAAAGAATCATTTGATTGTTGATGATGAAATACAACATACAAATCGATATAGACATATTGATAAAAATAAAGTTCCTGGATTCACAACTACATTAAAGACTAAACCATTGGTTGTTGCTAAGATGGAAGAATACACAAGAGAGAAGATGGTTAAGTTAAAATCAACACGATTAATTGATGAACTTTTTGTATTTATATATAAGAATAGTAAAACTGAAGCTTTGGATGGATATAATGATGATTTAGTAATGTCGTATTCTATATTATTATGGGTACGAGATACAGCAATTAGAATTCAATCAGAGAGAAATGAATTTCAAAGTAGTTTAGTAGAATCTATTGGAAATTTAAACGAAAGAACACCTATTATGACACCAAATAGACCTAAAGAGAATCCTTGGGAAGTGGAAATAAGAGGTGAAAAAGAAGATTTAACTTGGTTATTGGGGTAAAAAATGGCAGATAATATTTTTTCAAGACTTGGTAGATTATTTCAATCGAATGTAATAATCAGAAAAACAGATGATAATCGTTTGATAGTAAAGGATTTAGACTTTACACAAACAAGTTTAACATCTAATTTTATAGATAGATACCAAAAATTAATTCAGAACACTTATTCTAATCCGTATGCTGCGGCTCAAAATCAAAGAGCTGCCTATGAAGTTAGAAAACACGATTTATTCAGAGATTATGAATTGATGGATCAAGATCCGATTATTGCTTCGGCACTTGACATATATTCAGATGAAAGTACAGTTGATAATGTTGAGGGAGAAATTTTAAAAATAAGAACCGAAAATGTAAAGGTTCAAAAAATTCTTCACAATCTATATTACGATATAATGAATATTGAATTCAATTTATGGAGTTGGATTCGTAACATGACAAAGTATGGTGATTTTTATTTATCACTTGATATTGTTGATAAGTATGGTGTTGTTAATGTAAGTCCTATTTCTTCTTATGATGTAACAAGAATGGAAGATCATGATCCTGCTAATCCACAATTGATTCAATTTGAAATGGAAGGTGATTCAAGAGCTGGTAAAAAAGAAGTAAAAGAAAATTATGAAATTGCACATTTTAGATTATTAGCTGATACAAACTTTTTACCTTATGGTAGGTCTATGTTAGAAGGTGGTCGTAAGATTTTCAAACAATTAACTCTTATGGAAGACGCTATGTTGATACATCGTATAATGAGAGCACCCGAAAAACGAGTGTTTAAAATTGATGTTGGAAACATACCACCAAGAGAAGTCGAACAATTTATGCAAAGAATCATCAATAAGATGAAGAAGATTCCAGTTATCGACCAAAAAACTGGAGAGTATAATTTAAGATATAATGTAGAGAGTGTAACAGAAGATTATTTTCTACCAGTTCGTGGTGGAGATACAGGAACAGAAATTGATACTTTACCTGGACTTTCCAATAACGACCAAATAGATGACATTGAATATTTGAGAAATAAACTTATGGCAAGTTTGAGAATTCCAAAAGCCTTTCTTGGATATGAAGAAGGATTGGCTGGTGGTAAAGCCACATTAGCTGCTGAAGATGTTAGGTTTGCTCGTACAATAGAAAGATTACAAAAGATTGTTGTTAGTGAATTAACTAAGATTGGTATTGTTCATCTATATAGTCAAGGATTCAATGATTCTGATTTAATTAATTTTGATTTAGAATTACAAAATCCATCTTTGATACATGAACAAGAAAAAATGGAACACATGAATCAACAATTAGAGTTGGCTGAAAAAGCCATGGATGTTAAGTTATTCAGTCGTAAATGGATTTATGATAATATATTTGATTTAAGTGATGAAGAAATGGCTGATGTTTATAAAGATATAGTAGAAGATACTAAACAGAAGTTTAGATTAGAACAAATCGAAACTGAAGGTCAGGATCCGGCAACTCAACCACAAGAAGATGATGAATTAGGTGATGATGAAATGGCAAGGTCTGAAGATTGGGGTGGAAGTGAAAAAACATATTTTGGTAAAAATAAACCAAGAGAAGATGATGGTAAGGTTCAAAAACGACACAGAAGTTTTGGAAAACGAGAATTTAAAGGTAAATCACCATTAGCAACCAATAAAGCACATACTGCTATTGCCCGAGAAGGTATTTTAGCACAATTAAAAGATAAATTTCCCAAGTCGAATAGTTCATTATTAAGTGAAGAAAATATAATCAAAGAGTAATGACTACTTATTCTAAATTACATTATATTTATATATGAATAATTGTATCAAAATACATTGGAATATTCTATGAGCAAATTCAGACATAGTAAATTAAGAAATGCTGGACTTTTATTTGAATTTTTATTAAGACAAGTAACAGTTGATGTTTTAAATAAAAAGAAAGAATCACCAGCTATCAAAATAATAAAAAAACAATTCAACGAACATACTGAAATCGGAAAGGAACTGGCATTATATAATTTAATTGTTACCAAAAAGTTCAAGTCTGATAAGAAAGCTGACTTTTTTTTATCTGAAATATTAAGACAAAGGGGTAAGTTAAATAATTCAGTATTAAGAAGGGAAAAATATAATATTATAAAAAGTATAAAAGAACATTATGATATAAATAAATTATTTTCATCTAAAGTTCCTAATTATAAAGTCTATGCTTCGGTTTATAAATTATTTGAAGGGATGAATGAATTAAATGCTGATGAAAAGACAGAAAGTTATTTTATTATTTTAGAAAATGTTACTACTGTTGGTACTAAAAAAACTGATACTTTTATTCATGAAGAAATGAAGGATAAAGATTTAAGAATTTTGTCTTACAAAGCTTTATTAGAAAAATTTAACAACAAATATAGTAATTTAAGTGATGCACAAAAAGATGTATTAAAAGAATATATTAGTAATATTTCTAATACTAATAATTTTTCTTCTTTTGTATCAAATCAATTACCTATTTTAAAAACTAAATTAAATAAAAAAGTAAGTAAAATTAAAGATAAGGTATTAAAAATTAAATTACAAGAAGCTATCAATTGTGTTGATAAATTTTGTTTGAATGAGTCAAAACAAACTGATGATAATTCAGTTGTTCAATTATTAAGATATTATGAACTTGACAAAGAACTCAACAAAATTTAACTCTTTAGTCAAGGAATTGGCAAGTGGTTTATTTAAAAAGAAGTTGAAAGAAATAACCACTACTGCTAGTATTGATGGGTATGAAACACCCAATGCTTTTAAAAATAAAGGAATTAGTAAAAAGAAAAAGAAAAATATTGAAAAACAAACTGGATATAAGTTTGTAGATGAAGGTATCAGTAGTAGTGATATGGATGAAATTAGAAAACAAATAAGAAAAGAAGTATCAGATATCTTGAGAGATATTTGGATTAAAAGAAATTCCTGGGGAGGTAAATAATGGGGTATAAAGCAGATCCTAATAATGACGAAAAACAAGTTCCTAATAATAGACCAGCATATGCTATAGGTAAAGCTATTACACCAGCCAATAAAATACATGAAGCTAAAAGACCTAATTATGTTTTGATAAATACTATTGGTAATTATTCTTTCTGTTATGATAATTCAGGAAGTTATCCAGCTGATTTTATAAGTGGTTCTAAAATTGAAAATGCCGCGGGGGGACCTGTTAAACTTGATATTCAACCAACGGCGTGGGCTGAAGAAGATGGAAAAACTGGTGATGTAACCTTTGTATACTTAGGAGATGTGGGATAATGAGTAAAAAATTATTAGTAGATGTCAGACCATTTGATATATCAAGAAATAAAATTGATGAATCAATTAAAGAAAATAATGGTAAGTTAGTTGTTAAGGGTGTATTACAAAGAGCCGAATCTAAAAATCAAAATGGCCGTGTATATCCAAGAGAAGTATTGTTAAAAGAAGTTGGGAAATATTTAGAAAATCAGGTTACAGAGAGGAGAGCTTTAGGAGAACTCGACCATCCAGAAAGTTCAGTTGTGAATTTAAACAATGCTTCACATAATGTAATTGAAATGCATTGGGATGGTGATGATTTATTAGGTACTGTAGAAGTATTGTCCACACCAGCTGGTAATATACTGAAAGAGTTATTTAAATCAGGAATCAAACTTGGAATTAGTTCAAGAGGATTGGGTAGTGTTGAACCAGTAAATGAAAAAGATGGTGAAGATACCGTTGAAGTTCAACCTGATTTTGAATTAATTGCTTTTGATTTCGTATCTAATCCATCTACACATGGTGCTTTCATGAGACCAGTAAATGAATCTGTTCAACCTAAAACTCCAGAGAATAAAATAGAGAAAATTATCAACTCCATAATGAGGGGATAATCAATGCCATTCAAATCCGAAAAACAACGCAAATGGATGCATGCTAATGAACCCGAAATGGCTAAAAAGTGGGAAAAGAAAAAGAAGAATGAAGCCGAAAGGGATTATAAAGACGAATATAAGAAGTTCCAATCATCCACCAAAGCCAAAAAATACAGAGCAGAACTAAATAAGTACAATCGTAAAAAAGGTACTTATGGAAATGGTGATGGTAAAGATGCATCACATAAGGGTGGGAAGATTGTAGGTTTTGAATCACAATCCAAAAATCGTGGAAGAGCTGAAAAGAGTCGTTTAAAAAAAGAGAGTCCTGATTTTAATCCAATGATTGATAAGATTTTAGATGAAGTTATTGATGAGTATCAATTGAATGAAGGTCCTAATCAAATGACTCAAATCTATAAAGATTTAGATAAAAAATTCAAACAATATGATCATACAAGAATTCAACATTTTGGTAAAGTAAGTAAATATTTAAAAGATAAATTCAGTAAAGGTAGTTCTTTACCAGATACGATTGCTAGTTTTTATAATGATTATAGAGGTGGTGAGGATATGAAAAAAAATATAGCTAAACTTACTAAATATGCTAAAAAGATGAAAGGGTATGCGAAAGAATCCGTAAATGAAAGACGACAATACCAATCGGGCTCTCAAGAAATGAATTTTATTGTACAACAATTGGTCAAGTATGGCAATACAAAATCAGATGCTATTAAGATGACACAGAAACATTATAACCATGTAATAAAAAGATATAGAAATTCACACTTCATTCACCCTACAAAAAAGGCAGAAATCATTTCTTCTTTATCCGCTAATGAATCTGTAAATGAAGGTCGTCCTAAGTATGGTAAACTAAAACTAACCAAAGAGAAACCAAAAAAAATAACCCAATGGATTTGGTCAGCTCCTAAAAGAATTATGTCAAAAAGAGCATGGTTAAGAATGCCTGATATGAATAAAAAGCGTAGAGATGGTGTTGATTATGTTGCTACAAACTTAGGTCCAAAAAAGACACAGGTATATATACCTGTTATATTTGAATCCGTAAATGAAGATTTATACTATGGATATTATAAAAATAAAGAAGTAAAAGTTAATGCAAAATCAGATAAAGATGCTAAAAAACAAATAATCTCTAAATTAAAAATTCCAAAAGGAGATTTAAATAGAGCTTCAATGATAAATCATACTAAAAATCAATTGAAATTAGAATCCGTAAATGAAGCTGTATCACCAAAAGGTTGGAAAAAGTCTAAAAAGTATATATCATTTATTACCAGAGAAGTAAAAAATCTAAAAAAATATCACATGCAACAAAATGAAGAAGATTTTCTTGAGGTTGCAAATTATATTGAATTACAATTAAAACAAATGAAAAAGGATTTAAATGAATCCGTAAATGAAAAGGTAACATATCACGATGGTGGTAGAACTGTTGGTATAGATGTTAGAGATATTTACGATTATATGGTAGCTTTAAAGAAAACCAATCCTGCTAAATTCAAAAAAGATATGAAGCATAAAGTTCTTAAAGGTATATGGGATAGATATTCCAAGGGTGGTGAGATGTATAAAGAATCCGTAAATGAAGCTGGTATGGAGATGAACAAACTCAAAGATGCTATCAAAATGTTTCAGAAGAAAATTGAGAAACAAGGTAGAGTTACTAATGCAAGAGATGAAGAACATCTTGAAAGATTGAAAAAACTATATAAAGATATGGGTGGTAAAGGAATTAAAGAATCAGATTTAGGACTTACATATAAAAAAGGTAAAACAGTAAAAGTCAAACATAAAACATCTGGAAAAAGTATTGTCATCATAGATAAACCAAATGTAAGAAAAGAA